GCATTTGGCGTCTCTGTCAGCTTGTCGGCCCCCGGCACGAAGGGATCGCCCCGGAAATTGAGCACATTGTCGAACCGGTCGATGCAGGTGGAGAGCCGCTTGTCGCAGCCCGGATAGATCTCGAACGCATCGCCCGTCCCGACCGGGAAGGGCGGCGGGAAGGACAGCACCAGATCTCCCGTTGCCAGGTCCGATCCCCGCACCTCGATGGCCCGGCCGCTGTTCTGCCCCGAGGTGAAGCGGATCACGCCTCCGGCGAACCAGTCGTCGGGTTTGTCTGTGACGTCGATCGCCGCTGTGAACGAAAGCGCGTCGAGCGGTGCGGTGACGAGGCCCGGTCGCGTCCATTGCGGGTCACCGATCTCCACGCCGCAGCGCGCATCACCGAGATCGGCGCGGCAGTCGGGCGTGTAGGGCTCGATCAACCTTTGTGCGAGCACCTGGGACATGCCGCGCAGCTCGGTGCGCCACTGGCCCTCGCTCGACAGCATGACTTCGCCCAGCCAGCCGCGGCGCAGTCGGAGGGTGCCCTGCGACGGGTCCTGCCAGTTGACCACGAAGATCCGCACCTCGGCCCCGTCATAAAGCCCGGCGCGCAGCGCGTCCGCGTCGAGCCCCGCATCGTCGAGCACGCCCTCGAGATCGACATTGCCGACCGCCAGCCCGGCCTCGGAGGCCACGGCGGTGCGCGAATACCCTGCGCGGGCGCGGTAGGTCTCGCCCTCGACTTCGAGATCGCCATCGTGATCGGTGGCGCGAAACACCACCCCGTCGCGGCGGGCAAGCCGCCAGCAGGTGGCCAGCGTGAGCACATCGCCCTCGAGATGCGCAGCCAGTTCGGGGGAGACCGTCTTCATGACATCACCTTCATTCGCGGATCTCCACCACGGTGATGCGGCCCCATTGCTGCATCTCGAAGGTCTCGACGGTGAGATCGGCGGCATCGGTGTCGAACCGCGCCGGCACGTCGAACTCGAAATCCGCTGTGATCTCTGTTCCCGCGTCGGGCGCACTCGAGAAGGTCACTACTCCGGTGGCGTGATCGATCGACACGCCATTGGTCACTTCTGTATTGTCCCGGTAAACGGTCAGGGTTCCGGCGACCGGCCTGGTGATCCGGCGTTCGTGCACCGCGCCGCCGCTGTCATAGCGCCGGACAAGCTGGAACGCGGTCCGTTCCCCGTCGCCAACTCCGAGCAGCTGGCCGGCCGCCCGGAAATCCGTCCAGTCCCTGAAGCGAAACCCGTGCGCGCGGCCGCGCCGGGCGTAGAAGAAGGCGAGGAATGCCGCGACGTCGGCGCGCGAGCGGATGCCCGTCGAGACGTTCCATTCGCCGCGCGAGCGCTGCCACTGCGCCACGCGCTGCTCGCGCCCGCTCTGCGTGGCGGTAATAGCGGTCAGGAACCGCGGCCCGCCACTGGCCCCGTAGGCGATGGTGGCCGGAAACTGCACATCATGAAAGTCGGTCATGGATTGCCTTATCTACTGGCACTACCGATTGCGCCGTGCCCGGGCGATGGCGCGGCTCATCTCGGCCGTGATCTGGCCCTGCGAGCGCCGGAAACTGTCGGCATCGGGCGTGGTGATGGTCATGTTGACGGTGACACCGCCGCCGCGGTCGCCACCACCACCACGCTGTCCCTCGGCCACCTCGCGGCGGGACAGGACCCGCTCGCCGCGCTGCAGGATTGCGGGGACCTCTTCCGGCTGGAGCCCGACCATGCCGCCCGCGTGCAGTCGGGGTGCCCCGGCGAAGGCCATGGCGGGCACCTGCCGCTGCGGCAGCGCCGAGACACCGATCACGCCACCGGAATGCGCCACCGCCGCGGTAAGGCTACCTCCGAGACCGCCGCCGATACCGCCAAGCGCGCCGCCCAGCCAATTGGCGAGGGGGCCGAGCACCGCCGAGCGCAGCGCGATGCGGGTGATGTCCTCCAGGATTGAGTTCGCCAGATCGCGGAAATCCACCTTGCCCTTCGTGACCAGCGTCAGAAGCGCGTCCTCGGCGCCGCGAAACGCGCTGACCAGCGCGTCGCCGATCTGCCGGCCGGTTTGCATCGCGCTGTCGGCATAGCCCTGCAGACTGTCTGAGACGGCATCCCAGCCCCGCGCCGCCGTCTCGCCCGCCGCCGCGATCGCGTTGCCGGCGGTCGTCGCGGCCTCGGCAGCACGACCAGCCGCGCCGCCAGTACCGCTGCCACCCGCTGCACCATCCTTGCCGGCACCAGAGACACCGTCGAAGGCGTCCCCGATCCCGGCGACGGAGTCCGCTGACGCATCGGCCGCCTCCGAGGTGCGAGCCAGCACCTCGCGGATCGCCTCGACCGACTCCAGCGGCCCGGTTGCTGCCCCGCGCAGTTCCTCGGCCACGCCGCGCAGGGCGTCCTGCGTGGCGCGCGCCTCCTCGGCATAGGCCCCCAGCCCGAGATCGGGGATCTGGTAGTCGCGCTCGAAGGCTTGCGTGAACGCCTCCGCCGCCCGGCCGCCGGCATCACGCGCCGCGCCCGCGAACCTGTTCTCGAGGTCCCCGAGGCTGACATCGTCCAGCGCCCCGATGCGCAGCCCGCCGTCGCCCACGGCCCATGCCGGCAATGCGGCAAGCATCTTGTTGATCCCCGCGATGAAGCGGTTCACGCGTCCGATAACGGCATTCAGCAACCGCTCCACGCCGCGCACCATGGCATTGGCCGCACCGGTCACCACCTCGCCCAGAACTGCCGGCAGATCGGACCAGATCGTGCGGATCGCCGCGAACGCCCCGCGCCAGGTGTTGATGATCAGCGACGCGCCGCGTGCCACCGCATCCAGGCTGGCCTGCACGCCGTCTGCCACGCTGGCGCGGATCCCGGCCCAGGCGGCCGCCACCGTCGCCCCGAGCGCCCGCGCGCCGGTGCCCATGCGGTCCCAGACCTCCGACGCCACGCCAACCATGAGATCGAGGGCGTCGGAGAAACTCCCCGCCGCCGCGACCAGCCGGCCGAAGCGCAGGATCAGCTCCTGCGCGCCAATCACCAGCGCCACGAAGGGCAGCCGTATGAGCGCCCCGCGCAGCAGCGCCAGCGCCGTGGCCAGCCCGCGCACGCTGACAGCAGCAACTGCAAGCCCGGCCACAAACCGCCCCGCCACCAGTGCCGCAACGGCTGCAAGCGTGGCCGCCAGCCGGTCGAGGTTGCCCAGCACAAGCTCGATGGCACGACCCACGGGCCCGCTGCGTTCGGCGAGTGCGGCCATCGCGTCGGCCACGGCCTCGAGCGCCGGGGCCGCGGCGACCGCCAGCTGGTTGGCCAGCCCGCGCCAGATCAGCCCCAGCCGCGAGATCGCATCATTGGTCCGTTCGATCTGGGCGGCATCCTGCGCGGAGACCACGACCCCGAAGGCGCGGACGTCCTTCGTCGCCTGGCGCAGCGTTGTGCTGTCGATCCGGCCCATGGCGATCGAACCTTCCTCGCCGAAAAGTTGGCCCGCTACCGCGGCGCGCTCGGCAGCGGGGACGAACTCCTCGATGGCGGCGTTGATCGCCCCAACACGCTCATCGAGCGGCAGCGCGATCAGATCGGTGGCCGAGAGCCCCAGCCGGTCCAGCGCATCGGCGGCGGGACCGGTCCCGGCCGCGGCCTGGCTGAGACAGCGCGTCAGATCCTTGGTGGCCTGCTCGATCCCCGACATCGACACGCCCGCCAGTTCCCCCGCGCGCTCCAGCGTCTGGATCGAGGCGACCGTGGTGCCCAGCGACTGCGCCAGCTTGGCCTGGCTGTCGACGACCTGCAGCCCGCTGCGGATCATCGCCGTGGCCGCAGCCCCCACGGCCGCAGCACCTGCCGCGGCCGCAATCCGCAGCCGGCGAAAGAACCGGTCGGCGCGGGCATTGGCCGCTTCCATCTCCGAGCTCAGTCGCTGGAAGGCGGTGGCGCCGTCTGTGCCGATCCCCTTGAGCTCGGCGCGCACCTGTCGGCCGCCTTCTGCTGCCAGCCGCACCGTGACCTGTTTGGATGCGCTGCTCATTGAGGCCCTCGATCAATCTAACTTTTACGGGTTTGTGCTTTTACTGCGCGGGCGGTCACGGCGTGTGCGTCTATTGCGGGCGCTGCGCCCGGATCTGCGCGTTGACCGCGCGCACCATCGCGGCCTCGATCACCGGCAGAAGCTCCACCGCCGCCCGTGGGTCGAGCCCGGCAGCTGTGGCCATGGCCAGCACCGCGCCCATGTCCCAGCCGAGTACCGCGCCCTCGGCGACGCGCAGCTGGCCCGTGGCCCGGCATGCGACATCCCAGGCCAGCGCGCCCTCGCGCGTCAGCGGCGCGTTTTGCCGCGCCGGGCAGGCTTCGCAGACTTGCGGGCAGTTGTTGCAGTAGTGCGCGCCCCCGCCGAAGTGCCACTCGGCAAGGGCGCAGAGGCGTTTTTTTCCTGCTCCAGATGCAGCCCCGGGGCCACGTAACGCAACTGGAACGCCTCGAAGATCGGCACGATCTCCAGCAGCGCATCAAGCCCCTCGGGGCTGAGCTCGGCGGGCGCGTCGTCGGCATCATGCACGCCGGCCCAGTCATCCACGGCCACGCGCGCCAGCGCCTTCGCGAGCGCGATGCCGCGCCGGTTCGCGCTGGCCTCTTCGGGCAGATCCGCGAGGGTCGGCTCTTCGCGGGCCCGGTTCATCAGCGAGGTGGTGATCGGGGCCACGCGCAGCTGCACGCCGTGGCCGAGATCGAGCCAGTCGGGGGACGCGTTGAGGTCGAGACGGATCATCAAGGGTCTCCATAGGTTGGGACATCGTTCAGAAGCGCGACCTCGAGCATCACGCCCGCCGCATCGGCCGCCGCGCGCCAGTCGAAACTCGCCTCGACCCCGGCGGGGCCGGTGATCGAATACTTCGGCTTGGGCAGGTAAACCCGCGGCAGGGTGAAGCTGAGCGCGTAGCCCTCGGGCATCGCAAAGCCGTAGCTGAGTGCCACCGGATCGCCGCTGGCGGCCTCGGCCATCAGCGTCTCGCCATCAAAGCGCACGGTCAGCGATCCCTCGCAGGTGGCAAGGGTGGGATCCGCGCCATCGATCCTGCCATCCTCGCGAATGGACCGCACCCGCTCGATGCCGTTGGAGAAGGTCAGCGAGCCGGCCGTAACGCCCGCGAGCGGTGCGCCGGCGCGCGCAATGCGCCCACGCCCCTGGCTGAAGCGGCGC